CTAATGTGCTCAGCCCGTTTCTTATCACTTGCTTGGCAGTGCTTGATGTCACTATACTATGAGGGCTAGTTTGACCAGCCGACTTGAAAACTGAGATAGGAGTGTTTGTACCTACTTGTTCTCTCAGGCCAATACTATTCCCGTCAAACGATACATCAATCATGTCGGCTAAGCCGTCCATAGTTTGAGTAACAATCTCTTTCCCATTAGGGAACACTCTCAGATACTCATGCCCTGCTACATAATTAAGGCAGTGACGTGCAGTATGGCCTACTTGGAATCTGTCCTTCACACCCCAATTTCCACTGGAGATTGTGAAGGGGTTACCGCTCTTGTCTATACTCATACGGCGATTGTATAGATATCCATGAAACCCGTGATTACTCTCATCACGGACTATTATGCCCGTCGTGTCTACACCTTGACTACCTAGCCCATGTGTCTGTGTGAAATCGTCAGTGCCTGTATCGATGAGTATGTCAGACTTGACAAGCACACAAGTGCTGTCATTGGCTAGGTTATTTGTGGAATCGAATGCTGTACGCCCGTGTAATACACCACGCAAACCAGTGTCGGTAGAGGTCTCGAAATCTAGATGTACGCTGTTAACTGTTATGCTATTGGCAGTAGCGTTGAGTTGAGTTATCCTAACTCTCTCTGGTGGTTTGTTGTTGGGCTTGCCTGTCTTAATGTCAGTACCCGTGGGGTTGATGATTAGGTTCCAAGGAGTATGGTCTATGTCTATGACCTGCGCTCCACCACTGTGAGTGTTAGCCGCTACCTTGTACTTACCCAATGAAGTCGGGCTGTATGTGCCTGATAACGTGTCACTCTTTCCCGACATGGTTTGGTACATAGTTTGTATTTGAGCGCTATCTAATGTCAGTGTAGTCGCACCTGCACTTACACCCGACTTGATATGATACACTGTCTCATCAACGTCGATGTCTTCCTCGAAGCGCCACAGCCCCACAGTGCTATCATCCTTCACAAATGGAAAGAGGTTGATTGCCGTCGCATCTACTCCTCTTCTCCAATGCACGCTTTCGATATAGCCTCTGAATTGACCACCCTTGCCACCTATGATGAAATCAGAGGCTGTTACATTGCAAGTGACTACTTGGTTAATAGCAGTAGATGCTACGGTCTCCCCGTTGATGAGCAAGGATATTCTCTGAGGTGTGAATACTCCAGCAATGTGTATCAACGGTGCACTGGTACGGCTTACGTCATCATTGCTAAGTGAGGAGTGTGCTTTGATAGGAAAGTGTATACCTCCATCACCACCAGTTATGGAAGTGGCACTATCTACCCGATAGGTCGCCCTTCTCCCTTTAGTGTCTTGAGCACTGACTGTGAAAGAGGCACTTCCTGGTTCTTTGACACTGCCTAGAGTAAGAACGAATAGGTCATCCTTGCTTGCTACTACTCCTCCATAGTCAGGCCGTACCCATGCTTCCACTGCAAACCGGTTTAGGTTACGCAGCGTTTGTGGGATAGTCATGCCTTCTTCATGTCTCCTTCCGAGTAATGGTCTGGAAGAACGACCCTCACCAGCGCCGGCCTTGGTGGTTATGCCAGTAGATGAGAAGTCAGTGACGGAACAAGTTATTGAGTCACTAATACCATTGAAGTAGAACGCATTGCTCTTCTTGCCTATTACCGTCATCTCAGACCCCCGCTATTAGGTCTAATGGCTGGAATGTTAGAGTGGCATCGTAGGTAGTGTCACCCGCGTTGTACTTGAACTCTAATGAAGTGACCGTGCCCCTAATACCGGTGTATTTGCTTCTTGGGTCGAACTTTGCTGATGAATCTTGGGTGTTACTAGCAGCGTCCTTATTCTTATTACCAATTCCCGTGGCGTAGATTAAGTTCTTGCCGGTATAAGATTGAGGAGTAGAGACAGCAGTGTCACCAACAACAGAGCCTGAGAACGAATTGTAAGGGAGTTGCAGGCCAACTATGTAATCACTATCTGTTGTGCCCAACAAATCAAAATTACTTTGGACGTTAGTGAGACCAATATCTGTCCCCCCTACAGCCCCTAGTACCGTGTTGTTAATGACAGAGCCTATTAAGTTCTGCACTTTGTCACCTGCAGAGAAGCAATCCTGTACCTCCCCTCCTGAGAAGAGAGAGATGTCGGGCTGCTTTGTAGTTCCGGAGGCTGTGTAAATAGGTGATTGTGTTATACCTCCTACTCCTCCTTTGTTGACATTAGTCAATACTAGACGGCTCTTTTCGGGGTCAGTGTCTCTAGGAGTTTCCTCTACAGTTGCAGTTAACAATGCAGAGAATGTAGAGTTATTATTGATGCGGTCCCTAAGTCGAGCGGCCAGTTCGCTACCCTTATTATCAGTCATGTTGTCTACTCTCACTCCCATATCAGCAGCGGTAGTGCCACTGTCAGCACTGTCTTGCAGGGTGATAGTGAGTTGAGTCTCTCCACCACTGGAGTTCAATACATGGAAAGTGATGACTGAACCTACAATAGATGTCTTAGTCTCAGAACCACCATCGTCTGTCATGAATCTCTCACGAGTAACACTTGGGATGTCATTGAAGTCATCAGTGGTTTGTAGGCTGGCTACAGTCTGACTGAAATCAATATAAGAAGAAGCGGATGTTAGTTCCGAAGCCATTTGAGCACAATCATCATCTCTGATTACGCAGTTGAGTCGAATGGATGTCATGACTTGATTGATGTCCCCACCGAACCTCTCTCCAGTGAAAGGTACAGAAAAAGTTCTGACGTTACGGTCTATCTGTATCATGTAGTCAGTACAGTCTAGAGCGATGAGTTGCTTGTCACGCCTCACCAAACGAACCCCTAAGCCGGCCATCAGAATCTACCTCTCGTTGGAGCCCCACCTTGTCTGCGTAGTTCTTGAGTCAACATGTCACCAATCTCACGAGCGAGTGCACGCTTGTCTGTTCTGTCAGTAACACCAGCGACATTGATGTTGAGAGTGACAGGTCCGCCACCGCCGCCACTGCTACTACTTAGTTGGTTATTAGGTACTATACCACCCGAACTTCCAGGCACGAACAACTCCGGACCCTTCTCTCCTACTATGTAAGGTCGTCCGCCTGTGACAGGACCGCCTTCTGCTCTGAAAGGGTTGTAACTGGAGATTGTGTCGACCATTCCACCACCAGGAATACTAGGCATGTCAATATCGAACATATCCGTTATAGCGTCTTTCTGCTCTCCAAGCCATGACATTAGGTCACCAAACTTTTGATAGATAAAATCAATCCCAGCAGTGATACCGTCTATTATATTGCCAGGTATACCCAAAAAGAAGTCTGCGATGTCAGAACCAGTTTTCGATAACCATGCCGCCATATCTCCCGTTTTTTCCTTTGCCCACGAAACAAGGTCAGAAAGACCACCTGTAAACCAATTCCACAAATCACTACCGCCAGTCATTATCCAAGAAAGGAAATCACTACCTTTTTCCATTACCCACGAAATAAAGTCAGAAACACCCTCCTTTATCTCAGGCCAAAATCTGTAAACACTGGCAAGAATGAAAGCGATTGCTGCTATGATAGCAGCAGGGATGGCTGCAACTCCGATTAAGAAGAGTCCTATACCAAGAGCGATTGCAGAGAAAACACCGACAATGATGGCTTCCACAGTCCCCATAGCACCACTAGCGTATGCAACAAGTCCGTATAGACCTGCGGCAATCAAAGCAAAACCAGCAATGAAACCAGCCCTTGTTGCTGTGGCTATTACCTGCCCCCTAGCCATGACGAGTCCGACTCTTGCTGCGATAGCGTTGATGTTACCAATGATAGACACACTAATGAAAGAGAAGAAGGGAGCCAAGGCTGCAAACTTTAGCATGGCACCGGCAACGAAAGCAGAAACGACAGCAATGGCTGCCATCATTCCCCCATGGAAACTACCAGTGGCTTGCTCCACAGCGTGGAATGCAGTACCTGCTAAACCTAGAGCGATAGTGATTATCGCCAATGTTGAACCGAACAGGCCAAGCACCACTAAAGCCAATGCACCAGTACCGATTATACCACTGAAAATACCACCTTCTCCTTCACCAGACATGGCGAACACCAAACCATTGATAGCAGTCTCTAATAGGAATACCCCGTCTGCCATTGCTACTACTGGTGACTCAGCGCCTTGCGTCGCCAAACTGAGCAAACCTATAGCAAGAGTAAATGCACCCACGAGACTAATTATAGTCCATAGAGTAGCCCCTAGAGTGACAAAACGCATTGCTAGGGACATTGAATGCTTGTTGGAGTCAGTCTTCTTATCGTTTAGGTATTGGAAAAGTTGTCCGGCTTTTTCTAAGACTATGTTGTTAGCGAGAATAGTCTGACTCAATAAACCACTCGTAACAGTAAGATTCTCTTGGGCCTCAATAATATTTGCTTTGTCTTTGTATAACCCAGCACTTGCTTTGGCGAGTTTAGTCATACTTCCCGCTAGTAATAACGCACCACCAATGTGGGTAGCGTAAAATGCATTCTGTAATTTGAGTGTCGCTCTATGTACTTGGTCGACTTGTCTACCTAGACCCTCGAATGCGAAACGGGCATCCTCAATCTGCTTTGACATCACCAACTCTCCTTACTAAACGGCATGGGTGTGCCCATACTTGTACCGGCGACGGGTGCCTTAGAATTAGAAGATTCGGTCTGCTTCCGCTGTTGCTCGCCCTCATACTCTGTAACGGCTGCCGCCCAACAGAACATCGTCTCGAACTCTTCGGGGCTGAGAGAATCTATTTCTCGTAGACTTAGGGAGTAATGTCTCATGACGAAATATATCGCTGAGTCGATATTCATCCCCATATCACTTTTGTCTTTACCTTTGAGAAAATCGCCTATTGTGCTTATCCTTCCAGCCCATCTTCCAAAGGGCCTGCCACCAAGTCCTGTGGCTGTGGTAGATATGATGTGATTCGGCTGAGTATGTCCGGTTGTAATGCCAGCATCTGTGCTTTCGACATTTCGGGTTCGGTACGCTCTATACACTTGTAGAGCATGTACTTCCAGTAGCCAGCGAGGTCAATCTCAACACCACCACTGTTCGGGTTTATGTTGACTACTTCTCTGACTGCTTCTTGCATCTCTAAGAATGTGAGGTCCTTTACCCACACCTTGATGATGCTGTCGTCGCCTACTGCGACATGGCGTTCTTTGCTGGTATTACTAACCAGTAGGGTGTTTACATCTTCAATTACTTTCTTGTTGTTCTCCTGACTCACTTACTTCGCCCTCCAGGGCATTCTCTTCGCTTAAGACTGCCTCTTCCGAGGGGGTCTCTACAGACTCGTCAGGAGCCTCGTCAGAGGGGCCTGCATCATCTGCTTCTAGGCGGGCGATGAGTTCCGCCTTAGTACCTCTGACTGTCAATGCACGCTCTTCTAATATAGCACGCAGTTGAACTACAGTCATCGACTCGTAATTAGTGGTGTCAGCAGTTGCTAACTCCTCAGGGAATGGGTTGCCGTCAGTTGCGGCAGCCTCAGGATTGAAATCAATCACTTCTTCGTTCTCAGGTATAACTTCCTCAATAATTTCTTCAACAATAGTCTCTGCAACATTCTTATCAACGTCCCATCCAGGGTGTAAACTCCATCTTCCCATCTTTATTCCTCAACTGTGTAATAGTGCATCGTACGCTACAACCTTAACGTGACGTGGGCGTATCTTCAACTCACTTCTAATAACACCCTTATCCTCAGGTATAGGCAGTGGTGCCTCAGCGATGATGTAATCATCTATGATGACTCTGACCTCTTCTCTGTTAGGCCCTGCCCCTCCTTTGACTAGATGGAGTGTGATAGGCTCACTGTAGCCTTTAGCCCTATTAGTTCGGAACTCGTGCCATAGTAATGGGTCACTAACCAGTATCTCCATATCACACTCGTACTCTACAGCGCCTTCGACGCTGAGTGTGGGGTTTCTACTACCTGCGAAAGGTATCTGTTCTAATGAAGCGCCACTGCTATTCCTTGGTTCTATGTTTGGGTTAGTTCCTATGACTCTGTGAGTAGCGATGTTGTTGTTACCGCTCACCATGAACTTGGTGACCTGTGCTAGATTTGAGCCGAAGGCTGTGATTGTACCATTATAGAAGAAGAATGGCTTCTCAGTGTTAGGGGCAATACCAGCAATCTTCCTTTCTTTAGGGCCGTTACCGATGTTCTCGAACATTCTGTGTGCTGTGTATCGGTCACCAGCGTTACTATCCTCCAGTCGACCAGTATCAGTGTAACACATGAGAGCGTCGAAGTCTACTTTCATTTTGACCTCTGCGTCAGCATCAGCCGTCATCTCCCAAGACTTGATTTTGCAACCCTTGTATAGCCTAGTGAGTTGTTTTGAGTCGGAAGCGTTGCCTGGAAGATGTAAACCGTTTACGCTGCTATCTAATTCGTCTGTGGTGGATGAGCCTACGTTCCTGTTTCTTATACTGGTCTCTATCGAGAATGATGGCTGATGCCACATGCTCCACATGGCTCTTGATTGTCTGTTGGTGATAGTACCGAAACCAGCATCAGTAGTAACGAAGTCAGGGCTGCCGTTAGAATCACTATCGTCACACGCTAGATACTTGACTACCTTACCGTTAGCGTGGTCGAAGCAGAAAGGGTCGTCGACGTATATTCTCTTGAAGTCTGTAGTGTTATCAACTGCAATGACTCTTCTTATCTCGTTTCTCTCACTAGAGTGGAATTGAGTCTGTGCCCCAGTCCACTTTGTGCGTGTAGCAGGTTCTTGAGCATAGGGGGTGAGTGTCTCGGCCGTGTCTACTACTACTACGTAATCACCAACTGCTACATTGGCTATATCGCTTATACCATTGGCAAATCCAATGTAGGAATCTCCCATACCTATCGCGTTGGCTGTTGTCCCTAGAGTACCTTCTATTGCTGTACCAGGGTCTGCTACAGCCTCGTTACCTAGAGCGTAATAGAGCCAACGTGCACTGTGCATCATAGTCTCGAGAGAGCCACCCTCGTTGCTTATCGACTGTGGTTCCTGCACGACTACTTGTCTGCCAATGCCGACTACATGTGAGCGTAGTATCTCTACTTTGGTCTCAGGTAGTGAGATAGTGGCTGCCAGTCCTACGAATTGGTCTGCTAGCACCCTCTCGTCACTGCTCTTTGCTTGAGCGTGTGATTTCATGCTCGGGTCTATGGTGGGAGTACCTAATGCCTCAATGTAAAGTTCGTCACCGGAACCTGCAGCCAATGATGACGCCCCAGTGATGGCGGGAGTGATGACTATCTCCTTCAAAGAAGCGGCGTCAATAACCCCATCAGCACCTATGCCGTTTGATACTATGGTGAAGAGAGAGCCTTGGTTGTAGTCGTAGTCTTTCCAAGTGGTGTTTGCTGACTTGATACGCAACCGACAACCTGCTAAAGCACCTACTGGATATTTGAGATAGCCGTCTGAATCGAAGAAGCCAGCGGACGAACCACTGAAACTAATTCTTGTAGTGTCCGTACTATCATTGCCGGACCCTCCAGCGCCTGTGGTAGCGGACCAAGTCAGTCCCCCAAACGCTCCTTTGCTTAGCACTATTCCTGTCTCGTGACCGAGAGTGACCTCGGCCAAATCACCCTTATACACTGTCGATGGCATCCTGTATCACCCTATGCGATTAGTTCACTAAAGATAACTATTTCTACTTGGAAGGTCATTCTGTGCAGATGTTTGCTCCTATCTGACAAATCTGTCCTCGTTTTGAATAGCATCCTGTCGAAGTTAATTGCGTCCCCTTTTCTCTTCGAGTGAACGATACGGCGTATCTCATCTTCCATCTTCATTAATTGGTCTCTACCTCTCACGGTACGGGCATCCACTGTGATGTTGATACGAGTGTGCACGAAGTCGTAAAACACCTCAGGTTGCTCCTCATTATGGGCTGTTTCGTAGAGGAATACACCATCACTCCTGTTAAGGTCAAACCTCTTACCTCTACCTGGCTCTAAGGTAGTTATATCCATTATCACAGGCTTTCTTTGGTTAGTATTTCCTCTGTTCCAATTATCATCTAAGACAGACTGCATTATTGCTACTGATTCTTTAGCCATTCTAGTCACCTAATTCCTTGCGTTTGTATGGGCCGTTACGCGCATGCCTCTTTGCAAGCATGACGATACGGTCGTAACGCTCATCTCCAGGCTCAAGTACCTTTTTGTCTTTCCGTGAGATTATCTCGTTGTCGTCGCTAACATCACATTCATCTATGTGTGCTTGCTCTACGAAGAAGATTCGTGACTCTGATGTAGGTATGAATATACTACCTTCTCTCAACATAGTGACTATCTCTTCACCCCCCATGTCAGCCAGCGATGGAATCTCAATCAAGGCTCATTACCTCCATATATCGTGGTAGAGTCTCAGCGACTTGTGTCTTGAATAACTGGTACTTCGCACCAAGGTCTATGTTAGTGGTTCCTTCGGGCATGAGCACACTTCGGTCATCAGAGAGTAATAAATCCATCGCCACCATCTTGGTACAGATGTCCTCAATCGCCTTTTCGACGTACCGCTCTCCATACACATAGGAACATTTGACTGAGTTCCACTGGAAATAGGGGTATGTATTATTAAAGTAGATAATACCTAGGTCATAGTCAGCCCACCAATCACGAAGCCTAGCCTCGTCACCAGTACCACTACCGAAGTAGTCTATCTTGAATCTGTATTGAGTGAGAACAGTACCATTTGACACCGAAGCCAAGAGCCCACTACTAGCAAGGTCAGTGACACCACTGAGTGTGGTATCTGTTTTACTTGTGTAGTAAGCGCATTTGACGGAAGAGCCTGTGCCTGTACAAATGATGCCGAAGGGAGCCAATGAAGAGGTGTCAGCCATGGTGATGGTTTGATTACCGGCATGTGCACTAGTGACAGTCACTACCGTATCAGTTAGGTTTGTTGCAGACATGCCAGTAAGATTTGTGATGGCAAGAGTGGAGTTTTCTCCAGCCTCTCCACGATTCATACTAGTTACTTTCAACTTTGAGTTTCCGTAATCAGCATTAGCAGAAGCCATAAACTCATGATGCACATTAGCAACAGTGCTGCCACTAGTCGAAGCAGAGGTTTCAAGAGAAAACGAAGGAGAAAAGAGAACAGCGTCTTTTTTCCGCCTAAGGTCTTTGTTAATGAGGTCGGCCAATTGTTGGGCAGCATTGACACCATCGAAATCCGCACTCCATTTATTTGACGTTGAGCCTACCTGTAAAGCAGCCACTCCGCCACCCCCTGGGCATAGGAACAAATAATCATTGGCAGTCAAAGCGCTATGGTCTAGGATTTCTAAGCGGGCTTCTGCTGTCCCAACTTCTCTATATTCCTGCCCTTGCCATATCTCTAATCTAAGAATCTGCTGGACATTGCGGAACATCAAAGGCACAGTACCAACATAGTCAGTGTAGTACCTACGCCTATATGGCTTGTAAGTATCAAAGTTAAGATATTCTGCTGATTGTAACATTGGCCTCCATGAGTTATTACATAGATTATCTATCTTATCCTGCATGCGGAGAATCATAGTCTCAACAGCCCTGCGAGTTACTCCTCGTCTCTTACCATTAGTGAAAGATTGTAGGTTCTGTAAAGTAGCATTATCTGCAGTGTCGTAATCTCCTGTAGTACCACCTGACCAACTTATGACTACGTTTGTGCCATCTCGGGCAACACTAGTTATTGTGACGGTCTCCCCTAACTCAGTATCGCTAGCAAGTTCTACTTCATCTCCTACTTCAAACCCTACAGTCCTTTGGTCTGCGGGACTTATAGAACATGATGTGCCACCTGTGTTAGTGTCTGCTACCAAATATATGGGGTCAGGTAGCGGTATCTGCAATATGTCTGCTACCTTTTGAGCACTACTGTAGATTACTTGGTCAGGGAACAGAGGTCGAGGCTCTCTCTCCCCTGTGTTGAATACTACTGGCACTACTGACCACCCGCCCCTTGGTTCCAACTATCAGGTGATGTAATATTAACTCTAGGAGTAGGAGGTCGATTTCTTGCAGCCTCTAAAGCACGACCTAATGGGTCATTAGTAGAAGAAGGAGGAGTGTGAGAGTTTTGGTTTGAATAATGTTGCTGTAAATGAGGAGCGTGCGCTCCAACTGGTTGACGTGTGACATTCTGTAGGTTGTCACGAGACTTTTGATTATCAGCCTCTATCTTTTCTAGAGAGCCTTGGGGTAATTGGTCATAGGCGACAAAACTACCAGACCCTTTTGGATATTCGTACATGTCAGTTGTCATGTTCTTGAGTAGGTTCCATGATATATCGAGTGGTTTTACTACGCTCTTTTCCATCAACGACCCTTCCGCTGTGTCCTCGATTGGGGCACCAGTATACGGATTTCTACCTGCTAAATGTGGAGATTCGATATTATTACCACAATGACCACAGTAACCATGATATCCTGTTACATCAGGAGTGCCAACAACATTAGGGTTTTTACCACAACGAGGGCACTCTGATAGTTGTTGTTTGCCTCCAGTAGGATAGCGGCCCCGATTCATACTTTCACATCCACCTTACCTAAGTTATACTCCATTGGTTTAGAACAAGCGCCACAGCGCTCTAAGTAGCAGAAATGGAGCATGCCGCAATGTTTGCAGCGAGTTCCACTACCTATGTCAATCACGTCTCGTAAGTTACGGGAACGTGTATTTTGTTCAGATATTTGGCCGGCGAGCCGCTCGCGCGGGCTTGCGTCCGTGCGAACAGACTCACCGGTTGCGTAATTCCATCCTTGCTTGGTTAAACGTCGGAGGTCCTCGGCGTCCATTGTGCTCACCATTAAGTGGTGACCACTACTACGTATAAGTTCCCCGCCATGAGATAACTGGTTATGCCCTCTACCGCCTTACCGTTGGTATAGTCGTCTAGGACTTTCTGTACGCCACCGGCGACAGATGCCCCTAACTCAATTGCCTCGTCAGGGTTAAACTCAAAGACTTTCACATCGGTCATGGGGTTTCATCCCCAATCATCGACGGCCCAAGATAATGAACCTGCCACCATCGCTACCAGACTCCGTAAAGTGGCACGTGGTTCCCACGAAGCCAGTTGGGTTTGCCTGCTCGGTAGCACTGTTAGCGGTCACATCGAAGTGTAGTACCTCAGACAAATAGTCCGAAGCGTCTACACTAGTATCACCGTTAGCCCATGTTCCTGTCAGTAGTAAAATGCTGCCTATTGTAATAGGTCTATCATCAAATGCTATTGCCATATTTATTCCTCCTCAGTAGCGACCTCAGCCGCGAGTACTTCATCAACTCTCTCTAACATCTTCGCTTTCGTGGCGCGGACACCAGACATCTCAACTCCGTGGTCAGCCAACCATGCTTGGATGTCTGCCTTGAGCCAGTCTGTGTCCGGTAATCCATCGCCATCGTCTTGCGTGAACGTGACTCCTTCATAGTCGTCCGTTATCTGCCAGTGGGTGTTTTGGAAAGCACCGCGACGCTCGTCCAACCATGCTTGGGATACCTCAACAGGCGTGTGCCTATCGTAATGACCGTACTTGGTACGTACGGTTCTTTCAGGTCCTCTCCAAAGTATTGTCGGCATACGAGGTCACTCCTTATTCATGCCACCAAGAGCCATACTGTAGCGTTTGCAGTGTCATCTGTAGTCCCATCTGCTGTTGCTTCACAGTCTGCCGTAATGACAAGACCACTAAAGGACAATGCTAGGTTCGCTGTTGCGTCTTTGCTGTGTCCTATGCAAGATAGGATAACATTTGCTCCACCACTTAGTGTAATGGTTTCTGCCTCTGCTAATGCACCTAAGGTCATACAGACCAATCGTGGTTGCATTCTGTTACTACCGTCAGACTGACGGGCTGCGAAAGATGTCAAAGCGCCTGGGTATCCAGTTAGCCATGTTGTATCATCTTGGTCCACTCCCGCTTGTAGCGGAAGGTCTAGGTCAACCGCGACTGTCGCGGATGCACTTGTTGTGTAAGTTATTCCTCTGTGTGTTGTTGCTGCCATATCATATCACCTCTGTTATCTCTCCACAAACCTCAAGCAAGGTCACGGATTGAACCTCCTGCACCGAAGAAAGAGTCCCATACTTCACCCATGGTTCGGTATAGTCCTTCTTGCCCTAGTCTGTTTATCGCGAATGGGTCACCAGTTTCGATACCAGACTCAAAGTACTGAGTCGGGATAGCGGTCTGGAACCACAAGTAGTCAGTGTCGAAGTAGTAAATCCTCGAAATGCCTGATGTATCCTGCACTACGTCCTTGGACGGAATGATTGGCACACCGTTGTATGTTGCTACTATGAAACCTGCTTCGATACCTGGAACACCTTTCACACCGTTGTATGTTGGTGTTACTCTCTTGGATTCCATGAACCTTTGCTGGCTCTGCAAGAGTTGTTGTACGCGCATTAGTGTATCATACCCTGTTAGCATAACCTTGGGGTTACCACCACGCTTCCAAATCTGCTGGAATAATCCGTCCAGTTGATTCAGGCTTAGGTTCCTGTTGGTATTTGCTGCGGCAGACACGTCTACTTCGGCACTGTGGAAGTCTGAACTACCATCACGGGTGATGGAATACAGGTCGTGGTCTGTAGTTGCGCTTACGTGACCTGTGCTGGTTGTCATCGAGTCAGGGTCTGTTGTCAGACGGTCTAGTGACTCAAGGTCGTTACCTGCTGGGGTCTCAACATCTTCTAGAAGCATTCTATTGATGTGGTCAGCGTGATGTTTACCCATTTCCTCTTTGAGGACTTGGCGTACATCTCCAAGACCGTCATCCTTGTCAGATAGGAACATGCTTACTTCGCTTAGGTCGAAAGCGTGTCCAATCGTCTTTGGCTTTGCAGCCACGTGTAGGAAATCAGGTTTGGTAGTGTCAGGTAGAGTAGCGTTCTCAGCCAGTCCACCACCTACTGTGAAGGAAGGTTTGGAGGTAATAATTCTCCATCCACTTCTTTCCCAAGGTTTCTTTGGGAGGATTGAGAACGCATTGAACTCTTGGTTCAGTTGCGACCAAACTTTCCTACCATAGATTGCTTGGTAAGTACCAGCAGTAGTGCTCATAAGCGGTGCATCCGCTTTGAGTATGTCTCCACTACTGTATGTGTACCCAGTCGTTGCTGTACCACCGTAGTAGTATCTTTCCATATCTTGTATTGTTCTTACGTAGTTACGTGCCATATTCAGTTGCCTCCTTGTAGTGCTTTTCCAGCCATCCTGTGAACGTCATCCCATGACATCTCTGCCATGTCTTTCGTCTCGGGGATTGTCATCATTGGAACAGTTGCAGATTTCTGTATAGTGTCGCTTTCAGTGGATGAGAAGTTCTCGATTCTCTCACCTAGAGCGATAACAGCCTTCTGTAGGTCTGCTAGTGGGCCACGTGCATCGAACTCTGTTCGTGCTTTCTCTGTCTGTTCTGAGTTAATCTCCTTTTGGAGTCTCATTGAGAACTCGTTACCAAGTTCAGTCTTGAACTTCTGCTCTAGAGCAGCAGCCTTGTAGACTTGGTAAGCCTCTTCAATTTGAGAGGGAGATACGGCTTCGGGGGAGATGTAGTCATCTGCTTTGATAACATTCTTGTTACCGCCAGGAGCAGAGCCCATGTTCATCTTTGGCCTCTTGCTGGAATCATCTTCACCAGCACCTTCGATACTGCCCTGCCCACGGTGTGTGTAGCCTGGCTCTCCAGGGGAGTAACCTTTCTCTACCCCTTCGAGGTCTAGAGATGACCTTGCAGCCACTGGGTCATACCCAGCAGACTTAACGGTGGTCTCTAGCCAGTTCAGATAATCTGTCGAGATAACATCATCAAGGTCGTCAGATGCTTTGTACATCTTTTCGTCCTTGCCTTTATCCATATCGACGTCTTTTTCCTTTTTCTTGTCGTCTTTTTCGTCCATTGCTTTCTCTGCGTCTTCCGATTTATCAGCATCTTCTTTGGCAGCCTTTACAGCAGCCTCTGCTTGGTCGGCATCGTCGAGTCTCTTAGAGAGTCTCTCCAACACATTCTGCAATTCATTCATCGTTTCACTTTCATCACTCATGTTTTCACCTTTGTTTGTTGTTGTATCCTCCTTTAGGATTCTAAATTGGGCCTCAGGATTGATGCCCTTCTCACAAATGGTCACTTCATGTAACTCCATGCGGCGTATTTCACGATAGTCACCTCTAGTGCCGTCGTGTTTATTGACACGCTCGAAAGCCTGCCCACCGATGGAGAACGATTTCAAGTTCCCCTTGCGAATCTCTGCTGCTACTTCTCGTGCCTTCTCTATATCGTTGCGGAGTTTGATAACAACGAACATTCCCGTGTCATCTACCTCCGACTTCCATACTCGGCCACCAGTATCAGTGTAGTCAGGGATTACCTCCCCTACTTGTATGTTAGAATGTGCTAGTTGGACGTTTCTGAAACCTGGAGATTTCATGAACTTACCGAAGGCGTCCTTCAATGCGTTCTTTGTGATTAGGTCTCCTTGCTTGTCAACCATCTCAACAGACGCATACCCTGCTACGACTAAGTCAGAAGTCCTAGATTTCAATAAGACAGGGTCTTCAATAGGAGCCTGCATCATGAGCATTAAGGCACGATTTTTTTCTAATCCTACTTAAATCCCTATGATGATATCGGGAGTTTTAAGTGTTTATTGTCTTTTTCTTTATTGGATGGTGAGAACTTTGGGCAATCTTCTGCTTTATGTCCCATGCCTTGACCGCAGTCCTCTCCGACCTTTGCCCCACACCAACAATCTCCGCCTTTCTTTTGTCTGTGTGCTGGGTCATGGTCAGGTAGGTTATACCCCTCGGTGTTCTCTGTAGGGCCACTAGGAGATTCAACAGGTGTGGCATAATCTATACCCAACCCTTTCGGGCCAGTAAAAGTCGTCTTCTCTTTCAATACATTATCTAAAGCCTCCAACGCAGTCGTTAGTTGCTTGGCTAATTTAGGGTCTTTGAGTAATCGCTCTGCAGGCTTCAACACTTTCTTGGGCTTCTTGTCATGATTTGCTGGAGGCTCCGGTACCACATTTGCCTTCTTAGTCTTCTTTGTTTCTATCTCTGCTCTTAGGAACACAGCAGCGAGTGGTTCCCAATACTCTCTTTGTGATTCGGCCAACGTCTCTAAGTATACATTAGGGGCATCTACTGATTTGATGACGAAAGAATGACCGTGTGGTTCAGTGTCATACACAACATGTCCTGCTGGGAACTCCAAATGCACACTACCCTTTTTCACTCTGACATTGTGGGGCACATCTTGGTTCTTCTCTCCACTCAATAGAGATAGGGTTTGTAGGCTGTCTGTCGAGTTGGCTTCGGCATCTTTGATGTATTTAGCGCCATGTAAAGTGAATACTTTCAGATTGTCTCTCCCTTTCGCGGTGACATTTGATGTCTTGACAGTAATGCATTGGCCAGGCTCTAACCCGTCCTTTGTTAAGGAGCCGACATCCATGTAATGTTCACCCTTGAACTTCACAGCCCTGTTACCCAAGCGCTTGGCTTGGTCTTCTAACAATGGACCTACTCCTAAGAGACAAGCACCTCCTGTCTCTAACACTATAACATCTAATTGATGCTCTTTAGTCATCAACAACCATTTTGGGTGTCTAGTTTCTCCCTTCATGTAAGTGGAGTCTGCGTCTCTCAGCATGACCTGCTTAACCCCTTTCTCTTTCATGAGGTCATCGACTGCTCTCTCTAGCCCCACTGTATCTACCCTCTTTGTATTAATTGGTGCAGGTATAAGCACTACCTCGGTTGCTGCAAAGTTGGCTCGGAGATGACGTACTCTATCTTTGGTCTCTGTGTTCCCTAAGTCTTCATCACCGGCCTTCACAATATCTAGTATGTGCAATATCTCCCCATCCCAAATACAATCGACTAGGAAACCCGCTTTATGACAAGAGCGCACGCCCTCTCTGATTTTACTTGGTAAAGGCACAGTCTCTTTGTGTGTGTTGTAAGCCTGTACTTTGCTACCATTCTTAGAAACCATCACTCTTTCGCCTTTTGGCCATGATGATAAGACCCAATCTCCAGACAGCCCTTTGAATGAATCAAGGTCATCTAATGAGAAAATGCGGTGCATTG